GCTAGGGACTTCGGCAACATTAACGTCATACAAGTTACGGAGGTTCGAGACCCTGCTAAGATGCGAATGCACCCCCGCTCCGAGTCCAATAATGTCAATGGCAACCGCATACTGCCCCTCCTCATCAGAAAGTAAGTCCCTTAAGCACCCTTCCACCTTCCAGGCTATCTGTGTCGTATCCATCCCCTGCACTTCATAGAACGGCATGGAAGGCGAATGGGGGATAATGATATGGCCCCTGCCTGGAATGATAACGGTCTTATCATCCCCTTGCCCACCTACGTCTACACCGATGGTCAGCGGCTCCAAGGGGTCAATTTCGCCCTCCCTGTGCATGGCATCATAGGCCCAATCCCATGGTATCAAGACATCAGGCGCAGCTAACGGGGGTAAGCCTTTTACGCGGATACGGTAGAAGTTCGATTCCTTCCCGTACTTCTCAGCCAATCGCGCATGATCGGCTTCCATGTTGGGAGCGAATACCGGCCGTGTTTTGGCTAATTCCTCGCAGTCCCAATGGTGACAGGCCCAGTATTTACGAAATTTAGACTGTGACTCAATCGCAAAGCCGTGAGAGCGGGTGGGGTTGAATATCATCAGAATCAGGTTGCAGACACCGCCCAAACCGCCTTCCAGCGGCTTAAATACGGCATCCGGTACACCTGAGGCTTCGTCTACAATAATCGTTACATAGCGTTCATGGAGACCGCCCAAGACTTCAGCTTGCTCCTCGGGGCTGCTATTCTTCTGAATGGTGCGGGGCTCAATGAACCACTCGGACCCGCCGCCCTCTTTCATGTAAATCTTGGTAGCCCTGTGCTCAATGTTCGTCTTGAGCATTTCAGAACCACGCCATAATTTGTGGAATTCCGGCCAAAGGACTGACTCAATCTGAGGACCCGCTGGAGCGGTCACGCGGGTTTTAGAGTGAGGGAAGCAAAACAGCGTATGCATCCCGATCCAGCCGGCAAAGTGGGATTTGCCTGAATCGTGACCAGACTGAATGCTCATGCCCATTTTGTCTTTATAGGGCTTTTCCTCTTCCTCCAGTGGCGTTCCCTTCGCACTCTTGACCTTCGCCCGTATCAATAGCCCCCAATCCTTTAACGCGGCTTCCTGCTGAAATGTCGGCTCCTCTTTGAACACTTCGCGCACGAAGGTCAGTGGCGAAAACTGCCACTCCATAATCTTCTTAATCATGCGCTGTTCTTGGGAGAGGGCCATTACTTGGACTCCAGATAGGCCAGTACGTCATTCACATGGAAATTGTTATGACCAAACATCTCGTAGATGCCGTTAATGAAGTCGTAATCCTCTTGAGTGTTGACATCGAGGCGTATATCGGCTTTCGGGAGGATGTAATTAAAATACTTGTGTGGATGTTCGCGGTAGCTCGCATCTCGGTAACACTCACGGTTCCGCGTTTCATGGTCAAGAATCTTTAACCGACTTACGCTAAACACCTCTGCCCCAACGCCATCAACCCACTTTCCGTTCACCTTTGCCGTAGTATTCGATGAAAATGTGACATCACAAGAAAGATAGGTTTCAATAACCTCGTCTATGTACTCAGGCTGAATGCAGGGGTTATCACACGGCACCCGCACGATAATGTCAGCATGGCAGCGTTCGGCTACGGTCAGGTATCTAGCTACTAAGTCGTTCTCATCCACCAATGGGGCATGGACACGGCAAGGCATCCAGGCAAAAGCGTTCTCATCCTGAGGAGGTACGGCGAGCACGACATGATCTAACCGCTTGGCCCTTTTGACTCGCTCAATAATGTTTTCGGTCATAGACTTACCAGCCAACGGCAGCAAAGCCTTACCAGGTAAGCGTTTGGAGCCCATGCGTTGCTGTAAAATCGCTACTACGCGGATGGTGTCCCCCAGTGTTTACAGGTTGCACATAACGGATTCGCTAAGTCCCTACGCCCCGCCTTATGCGCTTCAATCATGCGTTGCCGTGTCGGTCCGTTCCATATGGCTTCGAGTGTTTCTGTGTTAGCGTCTCCGATGTATCCATGTCCTTGAGCATCGAGCCGGTTACAAAGATACATACGCCCGTCTTGAGCAATCGTTGGACGATGCAATGCGTCAAGGCAGATTCCAACTTCTGGCACCACCGGAGCGCGATGAGCATACTTGCTGTTATCAATCGGGACATGGATTAATCTCCTAATCACCCGAACGCCTAACGCTTCGTACTCTTCAATGCCGTCTTGGAGCATGTCACCAACGATTTTGATTTGGACGATGGGGGAACGGTCTCCCTTGAGACGTAGAAACGTCTTGATGTTTTCAAGTTGAGCGGTTTTATCCCTGTCGCCTCTAAATACAGAGACTGTAAGACTTGTGCAGCGTCCAATAATCTCTTGTGACAAGTGGGAGAGATTGAGCCCGTGAGTAACAATGCTTGTAGTGAAGCCACTAAAGAGTTGAAGCGCAGATCCAATTCGAGGATAAGCGGTTGGCTCTCCGTCGCGATGGAAGCTGATAGTGATTCCTTGATGGACCTGAACACGGATCTTTTCGAGGAGCCCATAGTCCATATCTCCGTAGGTAATAGGGTTCACATCAGGATTCTGATGGCCGCACATGGGACAGAGGTGCGTCTTATCGCACTTACTGGTCAGCTCGATATTAAGTTGTGCTAGTCCTGATAGCATTCTTCAATCTCGTATGAATAGCCGCGTGTCTTAGCCTCTTCGGTCAACTCTGGACCACCGCAAACCAGCTTCATCACAAAGCAGCTGCCATGATAGAACTCAGCGTAGGAATAACCGCCGAATGAGCGGCTACCGTTTTTCTTCTCTAGTGCATCGCTAATGTCGTCGCCGTTACACCGGACTATGAGTCTTTGCATCCCAGCCCCCCATTTGACCCCTGATGTCACACGCAACACGCTCAGACCATCTATCCATAATCTTTTCATACATCGGTGGCACTAAGCCCATGCCTGAACCAATCGGCCGGCCTTCAATATGCGAAACCCAAAACGCGCAAAAAGGCGTAGCCGTCAGCCAAATCTCTTCCGCGTTAATCAGATCCCGCACTGTCAGTTCATCCCATGTGACAACCAATCCTTCCTCTTGCGCTAAATCAGCGACCATGCGCTGAGAAATGCCTGGTAAGGCTTCGTCAGTGGTACAAATCAAGTGCTCATCATCTACTAAGGCGCAAATGTTGGCACCGGGACATTCTGCAACCTTGTCGTCATAGGTGAGCATCAGCGCCCAATCGGGAGCGGCTTTTTGTTGGGCTAAGTGGAAATGTAAACGGCTACGGTGCTTGGCTCTGGCCGGCACAGACAGGGAAGGGACCTGACGGACAGGGCTAATAACTAATTTAACCCCATCGTCAAAGTAGTGAGATAGGCCGGATACTGTGTATCGTAGGGGGAAGGTTGCAGCGTAGGCATACGAATGCGTAATGGTGCCTTCGATATGATGGTACATTTCAGCACAACCAGGCGAAGCGACCAGTAGCAATCGGTATTCATCTTCAACCCCCATCGGGTTTCTATCCGTCAACTCCCTCACAACGTCATGCCAGCCCCATTTGCCAGGTAATGGGTCCGTAATGCCTAACAGCTTCATGGACTCACGTAAGCGGCTAATATGTTCGTCTAAACGGAAATGTTGGTGAGAGAAGCTACGGGTCATTTCAAAGCAGGCGACCCCTTGCATTACTGACAAGTCGTAGACAGAAATCTTCGCGTCAGCTTCCGGTATCCATTCGCCGTTGAGATAGATGGTTCTCAAAGTGGTTTCCTTAGGATGAGGTAGTGACTTCTGAAGTGGCCATGTTCGTTTATAAACATCTGGAACACTTCCCAGCCTTCGCTTTCAGCCCTTTCAAGCCCGTCAACGATGTCACTGTCCCTCTGTACCGAAACGAAACGCACCTCCCATTTGTGCTTCATCGTCTCAGCTTCTCCCTCACCGGAATTTCACTGGGATAGACACGTTTAATGCCATCGCCCTTGCACTTCTCCCAAGTCCGTATCTCTGTCACTAGCTTTTTGAATGCTCCAGGCTCTAGCGAGGCTGAATGGTCGCTGCCCTGCCACTTCGTACCGTTCGGTAAAATCGTAAACTCAGAGCGATCCAGCGTTAAGTGGGCCTCCACCACTTCAGCGCCGTAGACCACAGCCATTAAGCAGGGCCAAGGGCTCACGGTATGGGAGGAATAGCCGACTTTGACGCCGGGATAGCGTTCCTTGAAACTGTTAATACAGGCTAAGTTGATTTCCTCTAGGGGAGAGGGGTAGCTAGAGTGGCAGTGGAGGAGGGTGGGCCATACCGGATTATCAACGGTCCATGCCATAACTTGGTCTATCTCTTCCCATGTAGACATGCCCGTGCTGATAATCAGCGGTATGCCAGTTCTGACATATTCCAACACAAGCTCTTTGTTGGTAATCAACGCGGAGGGGATTTTGAGCCAGGGGGGTGAGAAGGACGATAGAAATTTAACGCTTTCCACATCCCATGCGGAAGCCGACCAAGCGATACCCACCCGTTTGCAGTGAGCATCAATCTCTCCATAAGAATCCCGTCCGAACTCCAAACCTCTCTTAAGTTCACCGTTCGTTTTTCCGAAGGGGCTTTCTCTGGGAGCGGCAAGCTCTTTTTCGGTATATACGAGATCAATGGTACGCTTCTGGAACTTGACGGCATCACACCCCGCTTCTTTCGCGGCATCTATTAACCTCTTGGCTAGGTCTAACGACCCGTTATGATTAATCCCGATTTCGGCTATGACGTAGGTGCTCATGCGTCCCTTTTCTCCACGATGAAGGCTTCTTTAATCAGAAATTGTGTGCCGAAGATTCCACCTTCCTTGACCGTGGCACCTTCAGGTTGCATCAGCTGCACCTTGCGGAGGCGGTAGAGGTCATTGCCGTTGTTGATGCGTGCAATTACGTCATAGCGACCAGCGCCAATGCTGTGCCAGAGAGATATATGGCAGTCTTGAGGGCATGAAAACTCACACTCACCCGTCACATCACGCCAGGTCTCGGTGGGGATGGGCTCATAGTCTCGTTTCCGCAAAAGGCAATAGTCTGTGAGGATGTAAAAGTTTTCCGATTCTTCCAACACTTCATGCTCCCCAGGTAACTGCCCCCACTTATGCCGTACCCTCATAGCTCCTTCCCCTTCGGCTCCTCATGGCAGTCCATCTCCTCGATACAGGGCACTTGCTTGCCTGAGGCATCAAAGCAGCGGAATGGCTCTATAGGCATTTGGGGTGGACAGCCCAACTCGTCACGAACATGCGGCGGTAAGCCATCGGCACAGTGAAGTGGCACACAGGCCGTTATAAGCAGAAACACCAGGAAGATAAGCATTAGGTCATTCTCCTTCAGATAAATGCTCTACGGGGCTATTAGGGGCCTTCGTGGGCATGTTCTTACGGATATGCTCAAGCTCTTTCGCGCCAATGCAGGCATGGGCTTCATGTAGCCACTTCTCATCAGGTACGGAGGTCACATGCGTAGCGTGCCAATCTGGGCCGGGAGAGCCGCTAAGCCCTCCCGTTGGACGCTGATTCGCGCTTACGTCCACCCCACGCCTTACACAGTCCGTGGAATACGCCAGCTTGGTTCCCACTCGCTTCTCATGCCCCTTCTTTCGCTTCCGGCCGCACGCCTGACACCTTAGATGCTTTGTCACGTTGCTCCTTTGCTTTCTTCGCCTGCCAATTCTCAGGAGGATACAGATTGCAGTAGTAATCAGGCTCAGGATGTAAGCAGTACCAGCACGACAACGGGTCACATTGCTTCGTACAATGACGGTCCCAAAGGCTCATTTACGAAGCCTGTCATACTTGTTAAGCACTGACCTAAGAGCCAAGTGGTCGATAACAAAGCCTACAAGCATTCCAGCAATGAATATCAGTACCCAAGAGTCCATAAGGTCCTTTTAGCTAAGTGGGAAATTTTAGGTAGCAAATCCAAACGCCTTCCGCGATGATTCCTTCATGCGCCACTTCCCAGGCTCCACTCGTTCCCAATGCGGAAATGTATGTGTTCGTAACCACTCAGGGTAATAAGTCGGAGAATACCCAACGCTGAACCATCCCATTTCACGTAAGAACAACTGAAACTCGTCGTCTTTTTCGGACATAGAGAATTTTAGCTAGCAAAACTTCTCCGCATGACCTGCTCTAGCTCCAGCGAATGGATTTCCCCCCGTAGCCGGCCAAATCCTGAGCGGAAAAGGGGACCCGCTGGCCCTAGTCCGATCACCAGGCCGCTCAACCCCATCGGGACA